TCACGCCCGCTTCATACTCACGCTCCAAGAACAGTGCCCCGAGGTGAGCTCACCCTCGATCGTCATGGCCCCATCATCGCGGTGCAGCGCTACCCCTGTGAAGCTGATCGAGACTGGTTTTTGCCCGCTGATCGCGCGCGAGAAGCTTCCATCGAAATGTGCGACCGGAGAGATTTCGCCGTTGATGACTGTGGTGCCCTGGAAAGGGTCAAACGAGAACGTCTTTCTCCCAACTGTCATCAATCCTTCCGTCGCCTGTCCACAGTTGTTTGCTATCGGTGTCACCGGACCGGCCCACCGTCCCTCAAGGCCAAACAGGCCTACCACCTTCCCCGATTGCAGAAGGTCGGCAGCTTGATTATCGCACCCTGCCGGAATCAGCGCGACCGCCGCTAAGAACAAAAACCTGAACATCAGAAAATATGCCTTGCCCAGTTGCCCCAGAATGCCATAGATTTCCTGGCATGATGACGGTTGAGGCGCTCGGTGACGCCCTCCTGTTACCCCCCTAAATCCTACGATCGATACCTGCCCCATAGGCCGTCTCCCATCTCAAAGCTGGGTCCGGTTGCGACGAAGTTATGCAGTCTTGGCGCCCAATATAGGGCGAAGCGATAGCCATCCAGCCTCATGTATGGGCCGTATGACGTGACCCAGCCACGGGAAAAGTAAGCAGCCTCATCGATGCGGGAGTGGCTGGCCGATATACTGAAATCTGTCGCCGTCGATGAACTCGATCAACGCGGAGGGGTTCGAGCAGGCCTGACCGACTGGGCCCGATCTATTCTAGAAGCGTCCGGTCAAATCCCTGCGTTGCATCATCGCCGTCTTATGGAGGAACTCGAATCGGTCGCACACGGCAGGGTCGACCGTCTCATGGTGCTGATGCCACCCGGCTCGGCGAAGTCGACTTATTCCTCAGTCATTTTTCCAGCTTGGTGGTTCGGGCTCCATCCCTCCAGCGCCGTCATTGCGGCGTCGCATACAGCCGACCTTGCCGAGCATTTCAGCCGCCAGGTACGCGATCTGGTTATTGATCACGCACCAGAACTGAACACTGGCCTGCGCGCTGACAACAGATCGGCCAAGCGTTGGCGTTTGGCCAGCGGCGGCCATTACCTGGCCACAGGCGTACGTGGTCCTATCGCTGGGCGGCGTGCCGACCTGATTGTCATTGACGATCCAGTCAAATCGCAGAAAGAGGCCGACAGCCCGCTCGCCCGTGAACTCGTCTGGGACTGGTATCGCTCGGATCTGATCACCCGATTGCGGCCTGGCGGCCGCGTCGTATTGATCATGACGCGGTGGCACGAAGACGACCTCGGTGGTCGGCTGCTGGCCCAGAACCAGACTGAATGGCGTGTCCTCCGCCTGCCCGCACTCGCTGACGCGACTGACGCGTTGGGTCGGGAGCTTGGCACAGCCCTTTGGCCCGAGTGGGAGGATGCCAGTGCACTCGAACGCAAGCGGATGTCAATTGGCGAACGCGCTTGGTCGGCCCTGTTCCAACAAGTTCCGCGTCCATCGGAAGGCGGTCTCTTCAAGGTAAACCACCTCGCGATATTTGATGTTGCCCCCGAGGTGGGCAAAACGAACGCTGTCCGCGCCTGGGACCTCGCCGCGACCGCTAAAGCGAGCGGAAATGAGCCAGATTGGACCGTAGGCCTAAAAATGCAGCGTGATGATGGTGGGCGATTTATCGTTTCCGATGTTGTTCGCCTCAGAGGAACGCCATGGGAGGTGGAGCAGACCTTGCTCAAAACCGCGCGAAGCGACGGACCGGACGTTCAAGTCGCCCTTCCGCAAGATCCTGGCTCTGCTGGCAAGGTGGTTGCGCAAGCCTACGTTAGCCTTCTTGCCGGCTTTAACGTCACGATATCACCAGAGACAGGATCAAAAGTCTCGCGCGCTACACCCATCGCGGCGCAGCTGGAAGGCGGCAATCTGGCGATTGTTCGTGGCCCATGGAACTTCGATTTTATCGAGGAGCTGCGTGATTTCCCGACCGGGCGCAAGGACGACCAAGTGGATGCGCTATCGCGCGCTTTTGGGCGTCTCACGTTGGGAAGCAGACCCGCCCGCAAACTCGATCTGAACCTCATCGGCCGTTAGCCTGTCCAGGACACTGCATGTTCGAGACGATCTGCGATTTGATTCCGCGTGATGGCGACTATCCGCCTAGAACGCGCATGCTCGATATCCTCAAGCGTGTTCTCGATGGAACGTTCTACGACGTGCTGCCTCATCAATTCCACGAGGAACGTAGCGCGGGAGGAGAATACATACCAATTCGGAACCGCCGGCCTTCAGTGCGTTACGCACTGTGCCGTGTCGTCGTGGAAGACAGTGTCTCGCTTCTTTTCAGCGAGGGTCACTTCCCGACGATCGACAGCACTGACGCTTCTGTCCGCGACGCTTTTGTTGACATCGTCAAGGAGACCAGACTCAATCAGGTCATGACCGAAGCCGCAATCCGGGGTTCGGTTGGCTCCGTTGCGTTGCTGCTTCGCGTGCTGTCCAAACGTATCTTTGTCAGCGTGCTCGATACCGCATTCCTGACACCAACGTGGTCAGTCGCCGAACCAGATACACTGGCCTCCGTCACGGAAAGATACAAGGTATCCGGGAGCGTCCTTCTCGCGGCGGGTTATGAAGATCTCACCGATCCGGACGCGGAGTTCTGGTTCATGCGCAAGTGGGATGCCACTAGCGAAACCTGGTTCCTGCCAGCGGAGGTGAGCAATTCCGGCACGCCGATGATCGATGAATCGCGCAGCGTCCGGCACAACCTTGGCTTCGTGCCGGTGGTTTGGATACGGAATCTGCCTGGTCTGTCCGCGACGGGAAGTACCGATGACGGTGCTTGTACGTTCCGGGCAGCTATCGAAACCCAGATCGAGATAGACTATCAACTCAGCCAAGTCGGAAGGGGCCTCAAATACAGCAGCGATCCGACGCTGTTGATCAAGGAACCCGCATCTGCTGATCGAGAGATCATCAAGGGCGCCGGCAATGCCCTGGTGGTTGGCGAAAAGGGCGACGCTCGCATGCTGGAAATTGGCGGGACCGCCTCTGCTGCTGTCATCGACTACGTGCGCACGCTACGCGAATTTGCACTGGAGAGCGTGCACGGCAATCGCGCCAATGCCGACCGGGTCTCAGCTGCGCAGTCTGGACGGGCTCTGGAACTGCTGAACCAGGGATTGATCTGGCTCGCTGATAATCTCCGAATCAGCTACGGGGAAGGCGCGCTCTTGCAGCTAGCCCGTATGATCCTGCGAGCGGCGCAAACCTACCCGGTCAACATCTTGGGGGAGTCCGCTGGGCCGCTTAATCCGGCGGCACGCCTGACCTTGAAATGGCCGCGCTGGTACGCGCCAACCGCTGACGACCGCCAGAAAGATGCTCAGACGCTATCAACGCTCGCGGCATCGGGCCAGATCAGTCGAGAGACGGCTGTCAAGTCCATCGCTGACACCTATGACATCGCGGATGTTGCGGCCGAGCTCGATCGCATTGCTTCGGACGCAAAGTTGGAAAAGGCAAGCTGATGTCGAACGTAACGGAAGCGAATGTCGAAGACCCGAATATCGCCTTGATGACCGAGTTGCGGGCTCGTGCGGATACGCTGGAAACACAGCTCACAGACCTGCGGCGCAACACCGAAGGCCGTCTTGTACGGGCTGAGCTCAAGGCCGAAGCAGTGCGTGCCGGCATGATCGATCTCGACGGACTGCGGTTCATCGACATCCCGTCGCTCAAGATCAATGACCGCGGTGAGGTGGAAGATGCAGCTGTAATCATGCAGGATCTCCGGAGAAGCAAGCCATGGCTTTTTGTTGCGGCAGGACAGTTCTCATCGAATCCAGCGAATCCACCCGCCGCGCTGCCACCCAAGCAGAAGCTGGCGACAGAAATGACCGATAGCGAATACCGCGTCGCAAGGGCAGCCATACTCAAGCACCGGCGTTGATCGCACCCGCCGTCTCATTGAAATCATGATCTGAAGGAAATATAAGAGCCATGCCGATCCAGAACTTTCCGGCAGCACTTCAGCCGATTATTCAGCAGGGCTTTCTGGAGCGCGAGTTCCAGCAGGCCCTTCGCTCGCGCCTGGGCTATCGAGCGTGTGCTGACCGCGAGGTTGTGGCGGTCGGTATCGGCGAAACCCTAACTAAGACGCGCGCCGGTCTCAAGCCGACTGTGACTACCCCACTCGCGCCTGCGACCAATACCAATTTAGACAATGGACTGACGCCGACCAGCTGGGGTGTCGAGCAGTACACGTTGTCGATCAACCATTACGCTGCCACGACCGACTTAAACATGGTGACGAGCCGCGTCGGTATCGCGAGTCAGTTCCTGCAGAACGCGTATGTGAATGGTGAGCAGGCCGCGCGCAGTCTCGACGAAATCGCCCGTAATGCATTGTTCAATGCCTATTTCGGCGGAAATACTCGGGTTCGCCTCACACTGGCTTCTCCGAGTGTTAATCTCTCCGTTGATGACATTCGTGGCTTTCAATACGGGTTCGTAAATGGCGTCCAAACGGCCGTCAGTTTGGCAAACACCGTCACGGTTACCGTCGGCAGTGATGCTTACGTGCTTGTAGGTGCCGTAGCGGACGCGACGAATGTATCCACTTCTCCCAACGGCGTCTCCGGCGTCCTGACTTTCTCCAGTAGTGTGTCAGTTGCTGATGGCACCGCCGGTAGCACCGTGACCGCGTCGACTGGATCGGTCATCGTGCGTCCCTCGCAACGTGGCAATACCGGGCTTTTGGCTGCCGGCGATACATTGACCATGAGCTGCCTGCTCGATGCGGTCTCGAAACTCCGGTTGAATGCCGTTCCTGAGATCGACGGCGTCTACAATTGCTACCTGGATCCCGTGTCGGCACGACAGCTTTTTGCCGACCCTGATTTTAAGCAGTTGTTCCAGGGAGCGACATCGGCCAATCAGGTATTCCGGCAGGGTATGGTCAATGGCTTTCTCGGACTACGCTTCGTTCCTACCACTGAAGCCTACGTTCAGTCGCACCCGACACTGGCAGGCCTGATGATCCGGCGGCCGATCATCTGCGGCCAAGGTGCATTGATTGAGGGCGACTTTGCCGGCATGGCGGCAGATGATGTGGCGCCGGCAGACTCCATCGTCACCATTGTCGATGATGTTGCGATGGTGACCCGCGAACCGATCGACCGACTGCAGCAGATTATCGCCCAGTCTTGGTACTGGATTGGCGGGTTCTGCACACCGTCGGACACCACGACTAATCCGACGACGATCCCCACCGCAACCAACGCAGCCTTCAAGCGCGCCGTCATGGTCGAGCACATCGGCTGACGCCGAGGCGCACATTCGCCGGGCGGTCCAGAAAAAGGCAGATTAACTATGTCGATTGGCTCAATAATGCCGTTCCGGCCAACCGGTACGGTTTCGCTATCGGCGGGAACCACGTCATCGAGTGTCGCCCTTCCAGGCGGCGGCGACTCGGTCGTGATAACCAACCTGGCCGCGTCAGTTGCGTATGTGCGGTTCGGCGCGGACCCTTCCGTGGCCGCGACTCTAGCCGACATGCCCGTGCTTCCGAGTTCTCGCGTTATGCTGGGTGTGAATTCGCTCATCGGCTTTGGTGCGGCTGTGTTGGCGTCGGGCAGCGGCTCAGTACTGTTCTCGCGGGGCGACGGGACGTACCTTTGATGTCGTTTCAGGATTCGGAAAAGACCGATGTCAGGCGGTTCTGCGGCTATCCAGCCTACGGCTGTACGCCCGCGGGGTTCCAGAACTGGCGTTTCTATCAGGTCTATGGGCTACTTGAGTTTCGCATGAACAACCTGTCGGCAGCCGAGGAGGCGGTGGTCAGGCGGTATCTCGCCAACCTCAATATTCTTGAAATGGCTGTGCCGATGGCAGCTCAGAACTTGGATACGGACCAGGCTGCGGTCTGGACGCACAACAGCGATGAAGTGTCGGATCGGACGGCGCTGTTCGACGACTGGCGTCGGCGGTTATGCGACTTTCTTGGCTTGCCGCCGGGCCCCGGTCTCGCGTCCTCCGGCATGACGATCGTGGTCTAAATGGCGGTCGACCGCATCGAGGATCGGATTTGGTGGGGTATGAACGTGGCGGCTCGCAGCATCGGCGCCCAGACCGACGTCTACCGGCCTTCAAGCACGTCCGCTCCGACGGCAGGTTCCAATCGCTACCTTCGGTTCAATGCTGCCTTCAGCGGCCCAGACAATCGTTTCCTCAAGCCGAATGGCTATGGGGCAACGATATGGCACGGGATATTCGATGCCTCCTATACGCAAGTGGGTGACTATCTCGTGCAGGGGAGCGATGTTTGGTTTATCGCCGCCCAGCAACGCTTGCTGCCAATTCTCTGCATTAAGGCGGAACGTGAGGTGTCATTCTCGCGCTCCGCCGCGCCATCGAGTGCCGGCGTCAATTCATATAGCGGAGTCACATCCGATACCAACACCCCGTTGCTGACAGGGTGGCCTGCAAGCGTTCTCGGCGTAGGTGGCTCCGGTCTGCCGCATGCCGACCTTCCATCGGACCAGTCTGTGCCGTACTGGACCGTGCTGCTGCCTTCGTTCGGTGATGTCGTCCTCTTGCCGGCCGACTTGATGCAAGACGATCTTGGTCGCAATGCGACTGTCGCTGCCGCCGAACTCACCTCACTCGGTTGGCGCGTCACTGTGCAGCAAACGAGTACCTGATGGCCGATCAGTCGGATGTGGAAACCGAGCTTGTAACGCTCGTTTCAGCGGCCCTATATCCCAATGGAACAAACGAAAGCAGTGTGGCAGGTCCGCTTTGTCGCATATATCGCGGCTGGCCAAAGTCGGCGGCTCTGAACGCCGATCTGGCGGCTGGCCGAATTAACGTCACCGTGTTCCCTTCATCCACAGCGGGAAGAAACACGACGCGCTACCCCATAGGGGCGAAGACTACTCCGCTACAACCGACACTCACGGCGGCCGTTGCTCGCACAGTCGTTACCTTTGCCGGAGTGGCGTCACTCGGTCAAGTTGCGGGGGTTCTCGTCGACGGGTGCAGCTATGCCTATCGTACAACACAGACAGACACACCGGCGTCGGTCGCAGCCAACATTGCGACTCTGGCGCGCGCTGATCGCATCGTTGCCCTCTCCCAGGTGACAGTGGCCTTCCCCGGTGCGGGTGCTCTGCTAGCCCGCGTGGTTGCCGATGCGCCGGGGCTGATGGAGGTGCGCCGGCAGGTGCAGGGCTTTCGTATCATCTGCTGGTGTCCGACACCTAGTTCACGAGACCGATCGGCCATGGCGATCGACGCCGCACTCGCAATGATGCCCTTCATCGCAATGCCTGACGGGACGGCGGCAAGGTTGATCTACGCTGGCAGTACGGTGTTCGACCAATCTCAGGATGCGATCCTGTATCGTCGCGACTTGGCCTATACGGTCGAATACGCCACGACCATCACGGCGCTCCAGCCCTCGATGCTGTTTGGCGATCTGAACCTGAACGCCGCAAATTTCATCGCATAACTGGAGACATCATGGATATGCATCTGGTCGTGGTAAAGCCGTTTTCTGGCCTTGCTAGGGGTGACGTAGTCACGGACACAGCGAAGATGGTCGAGATTCTGCGCGGCGAGCAAGCTGCGCACGTCGTGCGCGTGAATACCCCCAGGCAAAAGGAGGGCTAGGATATGCCCATCGTGCAGCAGGGCAGCATCAACACGACAGCCCTCGTCGTCCCTGATCTGTATGTTCAGATCGTCCCGCCGCAGAATCTCGTTCTAAACGGCGTACCTACCAATGTCGTGGGGGTGGTCGGCACTGCTTCGTGGGGACCCGTCGGGCAGCCAGTTATCGTGGCGACGATGTCTGATTATGCCCAGACTTTTGGGCCCATCGTAGCGCGCAAATACGACATGGGAACCCAGGTTGCGACCGCAGTTCAGCAGGGTGCACAAAACTTCCGGTGCGTTCGCATCACGGATGGAACAGATGCTGCGGCACAGGCGGCTATCGCTGGTACAACCTTCATCTTTACTGCTCTCTACACGGGCTTGCTCGGCAACCAGATCGTCTTAACGCTGACAACTGGCTCCCAGATCAACACATGGCGTCTGACCATTGCCATGCCAGGGTTGGCACCGGAGGTGTACGACAATGTCGGTGGCACAGGTGCCGCCTTCTGGGTCGCTCTTGCCGCTGCTGTCAACCAAGGTCAGGGGTTAATGAGGGGACCGTCGCAACTCGTCATCGCCAGCGCCAACGGCACAACTGCTGCGCCGGCGGCCTTCACCCTGCGGCTCAATGCGGGCACGGCAGGAACGGACGGCGCGACGACGGTCACAGCCGCTACCTTGGTGGGGTCCGACATCCTTCCACGGCAAGGTATGTACGCGCTCCGCGGCCAGGGGTGCGGCATCGCCATGCTGGCCGACGTGGACGATCCGTCGCAATATACGACGCAGGCTGGCTTTGGCCTTCAGGAAGGCATCTATATGATGCTGACCGGCCCGGCCGGTGACACGATCACCAATGCTATAGCGATGAAGCAGGAGGTCGGGCTCGACTCCTACGCGGCGAAACTCATGTTCGGTGACTGGCTGTGGTGGTCGGATCAGGTCAACGGCCTGATCCGGCTGGTGTCGCCGCAGGGCTTCGTCGCCGGCCGTCTCGCGAATCTATCCCCCGAGCAGTCAAGCCTGAATAAACAGCTCTACGGGGTGATCGGCAGTCAGAAATCTGGGCTGCCAGGCTCGGGGCAGACGAGCGGTTACTCCTCAGCTGATTTGTCCGCGCTTTTGAGTGCTGGCATTGATGTCGTCGCTAATCCTCAGCCGGGCGGGAGTTACTGGGGCGTCCGTGGTGGCCATAACTCCTCCTCGAACGCAGCGATCAATGGTGACAACTACACACGTCTGACCAACTACATTGCAGTAACACTCGCAGCAGGAATGGGGCAATTCGTCGGGCAGGTGATCAACGCCGGTCTATTTCAGCAAATCCGGGCTACGCAGCTCAGCTTCCTACAGAACATGCTCGCCCAGGGCCTGCTGGGAAGCACGGATGGCAGCCAGCCATTCAGCGTGGTGTGCGACACCTCCAATAATCCCGCATCGCGCACCGGGCTCGGCTATGTGCAGTCCGACGCACAGGTCCAGTACCAGGCCATAAACGAGAAATTCATCGTCAACATCGAAGGCGGCCAGACCGTGCAGGTGTCAGTTCAGACGCTGCCTACC